CCTATCAAGTTATTATGGGCGTCCTGGCACACATGTACCAGGCGACTTTACAACATAAACATGTGGAGTCAGGACTCAAAGCAGATCGCCACTTGTGGCGATTTGTGCAAAAAGTCCTCAATCCGCAATCAGCGGAATGGCAGCACCTACCTGAAGGTGCTACGATCTATGCATTGAGCACAGATCTTTCCGAAGCAACGGACTTCGGAAATCTGACTGTCAGCAGTCAGATATGGCAGTTTTTGATAAAACTGTCATCGGTGCACGAGGGATTCCCCCGTGCACTGGCTGTACTGGGGAAGACCCTGTACAACGGGAAACGATTCTTTTTCGTCCCTGACCAAACTGGTAACTACCAGTTGGTATCCAGACAAAGAGGCTGGATGATGGGTGACATGATGACCAAGGTCATTCTCACCATCGCTCATGACGCAATTTGCCGCATGAGCCGCCTACAAGTATATAGTCTTGTGGGCGATGATGAGATTGCACTCAGTGCTTCAACTCATCAATTGTCGACACAGATCGACAATCTTCAGACAATCTTCAAGGTGTCTGAAGAGGACACGTACATATCGTGTCACCTCGCATTCTATTGCGAGGAGGGGACGCTTGTGCCGCAGAGGGCATCGTCCTCCAACCACGTCCAAATGAGACGTGGTGAGGAGCTATCATACTTGGATTATCCAAGATTTAGGCTCCTGCTACCTCAAATATCAGAGGTAGACGCCTACTCCATGAGCAACTCGGGTAGGTTCGCGCTCCTAGGCAAGGAGTCGCGTTGGGTTGACAACGTCAACCCAAGGGCGCGCAAGTACTTTACTCGCGCGTCCCTCCTGCAGCACATTCTCGTGCCGCAGGAGCCGGACTGTATAAGTCCGTACGTCCCCATAGAGATTGGGGGCGATGGGGCAATGCCCCACTCACCAGGTTTCCTGGCGAGGGTCGTTGCGGACAAGTCCCGCAACGCCAGGGAGGTCATGTACAGAATGGCCTCCCTCATGTCCGGTACGACCGGACATAGGTACGTGCGGTCTGACCGCACGGACAAGGTGGTGCACAAGCACCATCTTTACCTTCCAAAAATGGAAGGGCTGCGGGAGCTTCTACCCGCAGACTCTGTGATAAAACCTAACACAGAGGAGGGGCTGCTTTTGTTGCGGTCCCTGAAGGTGGACAACATTTGTACACCTGAGCGAGCCTTCTTTAAGCTCGCAAAAGCGGCCTACTATAGGGCGCTTCTGGCGGGCTTGGACCCGCCAGAGCCGACATTCTCACTCGAGAGAAGCTATTCGGCTGGGCACACGGAAGATCCGTATGTCAACTTCCCGGACTTCTTGGAAGCCTGGAAGAATCCTGGATTTGTCTTCCAGGATAGCTACGATTATTTCGTAGACTTGGAGGCCTTAGGTCTCCACAACCCAATGCAATTGGGTTGGCGTTTTGGGCCCACGGCCCAAATACGATCTGGGGAATTGTTTTCCCAGTGGGTGAGGGACAACCTCACCTTGGAAGACCAGGGTCTTCCCGATGTCCTGGACTCGATCCGGAACATGCGGCCATTACCCGATTGGGTGATGGCTAGGCTCAACTTGTATGTTGAGTCCGACAACTACATAATGATGCAGTTGAGAAACCGGGAGACTTTCCCCCGGTTCATTCTTGTCGTTACAAGGGACAAGAAGCTTTGCATTCGTATGCAAAGATGGCTTACCGCGCACGGTAAGACTACGAACATCATCATGTTCGACCCTGCCATCTACATGATGGGCAGGCTCACCGATATCGAATCGGTGCGCGTCTTCACTTGGTACAAACCCTTTGAAGGCGACGTCGACTTCATGGTCGACCC